GACGGCATGTCCTTGATCGTCTCCAGCGAGAAGCTGACCAAGAAGTACGGCGGGCGCACCGTCGTGGCGGACCTGGACCTGCGCGTCCCCGAGGGCTGCGTGTACGGATTCCTGGGGCCCAACGGGCGCCCTTAATTTACCCTATAACCGCCTACCTGGGCTAACTAAGCCTAACGTCCTAGCGAGTGCGGGAGAACGACGAGGAGAACTCGCTCAGAGCCAGGGTGCATCCGGGTGCCCACCAGGATTCTGTCACCTCCTGACCAGGGGTTTTGTCACCAAACGGGACATGAAGAAACGCCCCCAGTCACACCACTCGGGCGCGACCAGGGGCGTTCTCTATTAGGTGAACGGGGCCTCCCACGCGGCGTTCCATGTGCGAACTCCGATGAGGCCGTCCACGCCCAAGGACTTCTCGGACTGGAATTGACGGGTGACCTTTTCCGTCTTGGGACCGTAGAGGCCATCGGCGACGCCGAGCCCGCCCCACCCGCGAGCCAGCATCTGGCGTTGCCAGCGGCGCAGGTCCTCGCGATGACCGTAGTAGCCGCTCACCTGCCAGACGGGACCGCTACGCGGCCCGAAGGCGTAACCGGGCGGGAGGGGGAAGGCCGGAGCCTTGCCGGTTCCTGGCTTGGAGCCTCCGCCCCCGCCTCCTGAACCCCCTGCGCGCCTGATGATCTCGCCGAGCTGGGAGATCACCCGCGCTCCGGGGCAGCCGGTCGGTCCGCCCCAGGTGGAGCCGCCGAGGGAGTGGTAGGCGAGTCCGCGCCCGCTGATGCTGCTGGTGCGCTGAAGCGGCACACCGTGCGTGGAGTTCGCCCACTTGAGGATGCGAGCGCAGGCGTCGAGCTGGGCGCTGGTGAGGGGTTCGTTGACGTTGCCCTCGTTCTCGATCGACAGGCAGTACGAGTTCCCGTTGCCCTGCGCCCACGCGGTGTCGCTGGTGTCCACCCACTGACGGATGGCACCGTTCTGGGCGACGCCGAAGTGGCTGCTCACACGGGCTCGGGGGTTGCGGAACCACGAGTCGGTGCCGCTCATGGTGCCCTGCATCTTGTGGATGGTGACGATGCGCGGGCGACAACCGCCCGTCCGGTAGTTGGTGCTGATGGGGCGCCACTGGACGCCCGGCATTCGAGCCAAGATCGTGCTCCAGACATGACGAAGCCCGCACCGGTAGGCCGGTGCGGGCTGGAGAAAGGTGAGTTCAGCGGGGGTCGGGCGGGTCGTCCTTGAGCTGGAGGTAATAGTCCAGCTCGTCGTCCACGGCCCTCTCGTCCTCAAACTCCTCCGGGGAGGGTTCCGGCGAGGGGACAGGTGCGATCGGCACCTCTTCGGCGGGTGTGAGCCAGCGGTCCACGACGCTCTTGTAGCGCTGGATCAGGCGCACCACGGCGAGGTAGACGACACCGGCCAGGAGCGCCACCAGCTCACGCCGAAGGTCGTCCCAGGCGAACCCGGTCAGCAGGTCATCCACGGGCCACCGCCTCGGCGCGCAGCTCCCGGGTGCGGGTCTCACGCAGGTACGCGGTCGCGGCGAGGGGGATCTGCGTGGTGAAGAGCAGGAGGAACCCGGCCTGTCCGGCCAGGCTCAGGCCGGTGGAGTTGGTCAGGTAGAGGACCCCGGCGATCACCGAGTACGCGCCCACGCCGAGCAGGATGTGTCGGGGCGGTGGCCAGTCGGCTAGCGCTGCGGTGACGCACCCGATCGCGAGCGCGATCCCCGCCAGGACGAGTCCGACCTGGAGGACGGTGGTGGTGACGGCGAAGGGCGAGGACGTGAGGATGAGGGCGATGGCCAGGCTGTACAGGCCGTGCCCGAGTAGACGGATTCCTGCGGGTTCCATAGGGCTCCAGACATGGGAGAACCCCCGGCGATGCGGGGGTTCAGGTGGCGGTGACGCGGCGGACGGTTCCGGTGGCGTCGCGGTATCTGAGCTGGGCGCCGACGATCCACAGGTTGCAGCGCGACTCCGGTGGCGGGTCCTCAGCCAGCACGGGTACGGCCAGCGGTCGGCGCTCCAGTGCGGCCAGCCGACGCTCTGTGGTGCGCTCGGCCGCGAGGACGCGGGCGGTCACGGACGTGTTGGACCGGGGCATCAGCTCTCCGTGTCGGGCGGGTGGTGGTCGGCCAGGTCGAGCGTGAGTGTGGCGCGGGCGACCTGTTCGCGGGTGGTGTCGTGGACGGTGCGCTCGGTGATGCGCACGGCGGGTCGGTCCTCGTCCAGCCACTCATCGCGCAGCACCAGGCGGGCGCGATCGCCGACGCCGTAGGAGGACAGGGGCGGGGCCGTGGCGGTGACGTCGATCTGCACGGCGATGGGCGACTCGGTCGAGGCGAGGCGTTCGGCGCGGGCGTGTTCGGCGAGGGTGGTGGCGCGGGTGACACCGGAATAGGTCTGCGCTTTCTCCCGCAGCAGCGCGTGTCCGGCCCCGAGTCCGGGGTCGGTATCGACGGCCAGCAGCGCATCGGGTGGGGCGGGGTCGTCGCCCATAGCCCACACGCGGGTGAACCGCTCGGCGGCATTGTCGGGCCAGTCGTAGGCGAGCACGTTCCCGCCGCTGGGCGTGGTCTCGAACAGCAGCGGTCCGGCGGCCTGGTGGCGCTCGGGATGCCACAGCTCCAGCACCCACACCGGACGGGTGCCGTCGTAGCGGGCCGAGATATCCCAGTCGAACCCGCGTTCGCGCTGGGCCATGGCGTCGATGGCTTCGGCCACGGGACGGAAACTCTGAGCTTCCACGGTCAGCTCACGCAGCACACCGGAGACCTGGGAGCCGACCGCGATGGGCGGGCATCCCGCTTCGCTGGCGGCGAAGGCCACTAGCTCCCGGGCGATGGCGAGTTGATCGACATCGCGCCAGGCCCAGGTGACGTGTCGGCTTCCGCTCATGCGGCGGATGAGACGGGTGGTCAGCCACGCCTTGGCGTGGGCGGCGGTCACGGTGATGGTGCGCTCACGCGGTGACCAGGGGCGGGCGATGATCACACCGTGCCACACGACCCGAGACTGGTCGTCCACGACGTACAGGCACGCGCGGTCAGGAGTGGTGGCGGTGCGGATGGCGTCGCTGAGGGTCGGGGTGATGGCGATGGTCCCGGTCAGCGAGCCGGGTTCGGTGAGCGATGCCGACCACTGGGTGCCAGTCAGCGGTAGACCATCCCCGTATAGGGGCCGTCCGGTGAGCACGTCGTGGACCCTGTAGGTGAAGCTCATGGCTGGTCGAGCCAGTAGGAGAACCCATCGAAGGCCAGCCAGTACGTGGTGTATTCGCTGCTGAGCCTGTTACTGGTGAGAGTCCCGTCGGGGGAGATCTGAGCGCGCATGACTCCGCCACTGACGGTGCTGCTGGTGCGCGCGGTCCCGTACGCGGTCCCGTAGACGGTGCTGGACGGACGGGCGTGGACGGGTACCCGGGCGAGGGCGACTTCCCCGGATAGGTCGCCGTCCGGGATGAGGCCGCCACGGCTGGGCACCATCGCCCCGGACAGCCACACACGGCCACCGTCCACGCGATAGCTCGGAGAACGACCCTCGAAGGCGCTGTAGCCGGTGCGCAGGACGAGCGGTTGCCATCCGCCATCGGCGGGCAGGAGTCGCCGGGTGATGGTGGCGGGGGCGATGGTGGTGTCACCGGGGTTGACGCGCACGTCCGCCACGCGTGCCCAGGCTCCGGCTGGAGCAGCGGCCTCGATGGACGCTGTTGTCGGTGCGGCCGGTGTGGTCGAGGCGGTGCCCTGCACGATCGTCCACGCAGGACCCTGCGCCTCGACCTGCCCGTACTGGGCATCGGCGACGGTGACCACCAGAGCGTCGATGCGCGGTTGTGCGGCGGGTCCCGGCCAGGGCAGGACCTCGGGTTCGGCTGACCACACCAGGTACGAGCCTTGATCAACCGCTGAGCGGCCTTCCAGGACCGCGCGGCCGGGGCCGATCTCCACGGCCAGCCCACCCTCCTGGGCGAAGGGCATGACCGGGAAATCGCTGAGGCCCATGCTTCCCGTGCCGGGGCGGATTCCGGCGATGAGCTGGCGCAGGTCCTCGACCGTGGTCGGGTACCCGTCCGCGCCGATCGCGGTGACACTCAAAGCCACGGCGTTCTCCTCACAGGTAGGCGTCGTAGAAGGTGGCCGTCCACTGAGCGGCCGGATCATAGGCAGGGGTGAGGAACCGCAGTTGGTTGCGCCCCGGGGTCAGCGGCCACCAGGTGCCCGAGGCGAGCGAGGCGATCGAGTAGCCGTCGATGTCGGCGGTGCGCTCGCCGTGGTCGATCGTGAGCCGCTGACGGGCACCGAGTGCGGTGGTGAACGACAACGTGTCGCCCGTGGCCTCGTTGATGATCCGCCAGCCCTGGGGCAACGGTCCGGTGATGGTCGAGATGGGAAAGGTGTGGGCGGTGCCCTCATTGGTCAGGGTCATGCGACCGGTGCCGCTGACGGGGCCGGTGAACACCAACGGAAAGGTCAGCGGGAACCTCAGAGACAGTTCGCCGGTCGCCTGGGCATCGGTGGTTCCACCCCGCTGCTCCGTGCCGTACTTGAGCGGGTCCGGCAGGATCAGCGGTACTGCGAAGGCGAAGTGGGTGGGACCGATGGGCTCGGTCTCGATCGCCCCGCCCAGCCGAGCGGTGATGCGCTTGGGCACGGCCTCCTCCACCACCACGGACAGGTCGGTGGTGTAGCCGTCGAACGCTCGGTAGAGCCGGTTCCGTGCTGCCTCAGCGGTGTCGAACGCTGGGGTCAGCACGTGGCCGTGGACGGTGATCTCCCGGGCGGACTTGGGGAACCTCGCAGCGGCCACCGACCGGTCCGACATACCCAGCGGGGTCACGATCGGCTCGGCCTGCGGCGTGGACAGCCATCCCTCCACATCCGAGAGCACCCACCGCACCCCGGACTCGTCCGGGTGTGGGTCCGTGGACAACACGACCGCGGATTCGCCCTCGCCCACCCGCAGGGTGATCACCAGCGGGCGAGGCGAGGGCTCCTCCAGGACCATGGGCACCGCCGACACCGTCCGCTGATGGGTGTGCGTCATGCGGCGGCTCCCACGGGTGCGGCGGGACCGACGACGCCCGCGTTGCGCAGCAACGTCATCCGCCGCTGGATCGCGGCGGCGATGGCGTGCGGATCGGCGTCGGTACGGGCGTGGACGGTGATCGGCTGCGTGGGAGCGACCGGTGTGCGCCGTTCGCGCTCGGGAAGGCGGATGGCGTCGCCGATACGGGCGGCGAGGTCATCGAGACCGCGCCGCAGTGGGATGACGGCCTCAGGTCCGGCCTCGCCGACCAGGGCGTGAAGTGGCCGGGTGATGATGCCGCCTTCGGCCAACGCTCGGTACTTCGGCCGCCCCCACTTCTGCACCGAGCCCGAGAACGAGCGCTCGCGCACGTTGAGGCCCGTACGGGGAGCCTCGATGATTCGCGAGCCGCCCCGGTTGGTCGCCATCCACACGTGTCCGGGGTGCGGGAAACCGAGGTCGCCCGGGACCGGTGAGCTGATGGTCTTGGACCAGGTCATCTGTGCCTGGGAGACGCGGGGCACACCGCGCACTCCTGCGTTGGTGAGCGCGTACTGCATCAACGAGGAGCAGTCGAAACCACGGATATTCGCCCCTTGCGCGAACCCGAACGAGGGTCCGGCCGGGCTGCCTCCGCCCCAGGAGTACGGAACACCGAGCTGGCTCCGCGCGAGCTGGACGGCCCTGCGCGCCATCGGCCCTCCGCCAAGACGGGACTCGGCGCTGTCGAACCAGTCGAGCAACTTGTCCACGAGCCTGCTCGGGACCTCAGCGATCATCGCCCCCCACTCGGTGTCGCCGAGCACCTGGCGAGCACCCGAGACCATCGGGTCGAGCACGGCCTGTGCGGCGGCGCGGACGCCATCGGTCCACAGGTCGGCGGCCTGGTCGAGGAACCCGCCGACCGAGCCGGTAATGGACCCGACGATGCCGCCCCCGGCGAACGCCGGAAGCCGCCCCATCCTCGCCATCGCGTTGATGGTGTGGATGGTGTCCGCGCCCAGCCACCGTGTGGCTTCTGGGCGCAGGACCGCCTCACCGGGGGACAGCATCGCCAGGACGCTGTCGTGGCCGGGGTCGTAGCCCGGAATGATGCCACCGCTGGCCAGTCTCGGCCCGGCTGGAAGCTTGGACAGACCGACCCTGGTGGCGACGCTGTCCCACATCTTCTTGATGCCGTTGGTGTAGACCGTGTCAATGACCCACTTGACCGGCTGCCTCGCCGCGTTCCTCACTTGGTTCCAGTGGCGCCGAATCGCGGCGACCCCAGTGCGGAAGGCGTCGGCCACGCGGGAGACTCCAAGGCGCAAGGCGGAGAACGCCGGTGAGACCCAGTTCTGCCAGACCGAGCGCACGACCGAGCCCACGCCGTTCATCGCCGGGCGGATGATCGTTCGCCACAGCCAGGTGAAGATGGGGCCGACGACGTTGCGCAAGTAGCTGACGTACAGGCCGAAGATCGGCCGCCCGACCTTGTTCCACACCCACGAGACGACCGCGCCCACGGCCCGAAGCGCGGGCTGGACGTAGCGGGTATGGAACCGCGTGAAGGCAGGGCCGACCGTTCCAGACAGGAACCCGCCGATCCAGGTAAAGACCGGGCGCAGGACTGTGTTCCACAGCCACAGCCCGACTGCCGCGATCGCCTGGAAGGCGGCCTGGCAGAGATCGCGGAACCAGCCGATGCGCTGGTAGGCGAGGACGACGGCCCCGATGACGGCCATCACCGCCAGGACGATGAGTCCCAACGGGTTGGCCGACAGCGCGATGTTCAGGGCCCACTGCGCGACGCTCCACACCCGCGTCGCGATGGACGCCGCGCGCTGAGCCACGGTCGCCGCGACGGTCGCGACACGCGCACGAGTGGCCGCTGCTGCGGCGGCGGTCTGGGCTGCGGCCAGCCTCGACCAGTTCGCCGCCGTGGTGAGCGCGGTGGTCCCGGCCGAGCGGACGGCGGTCGCGGCGGTGCCCGCTGCTCCTCGTACACGGGTCAGCGCCGAGGAGGCCGCCGTCCCCACGGCGGAGGCCCCGGCGCGGGTGGCGGTCGTGGCGCGATTCCACCCGGAGGCGAGGATGCCGCCCAGCGACGTCGCGGCGGTGCGCGTCGCGTTGGCCGTGGCGGTCAGGCCGGTGCGCGTGGCCTGCGCGACGGCGGAGGCCCCGGTACGTGCAGCGGTGGTCGCGCCGTGCCACCCGCGACGCAGAAGTCCGCCGAGCGAGCCGGCCGACCCGCTGAACGCCGACTGCGCCACCTGAGCGGAACGGAACCCCTGAGCCATGCGACTGAGCGCACCGACCGAGGAGGTAGCGCCCCGGGCGAGCAGCCCGACGCCACCAGCGGCGAGGCTCGCGGCCGGAGCCAAGGACGTGATCCGCCCCAGCAGGGGCGCGAGCACGAGGGACCAGGCCAGCGAGGAGGAGACGACATCCTGAACGGGACCAGGCAGGGAGGAGAACGCCCCGGCGATGGTGCCGACGACCCCGGCGAGGTCAGGCAGAACCGTCAGCAGGTCCTCAGCGATCCCGGTCAGCAGACCGAAGACCTCACCGATCTGCTCCTGTCCCTGGGCGGATTGCGCCCAGGCGGCCCACTCACCGGTCAGCCGCTCGACGGTGTCGAGCAAGCTCTGACCGTCCGCCGACGCTCCGCCGAAGATCCCGCCGAGCAACCCGCCAAGATTGGTCCCAATGCGGCTGAGCTGACCGAGCACATCGACAGAGCGCTCCACGACCTCGCTCATGCGAGCCGCGCCTGCCTCGCTGGACAGGAACGCGGCGGCTGACGACAGCGCACCGCTGGACCATTCGCCGAAGCGGGTGACCAGCGGAAGACCGATGGAGACCAGCTCGGCCAGCACGCTCATCAGAGGAGCGACCGCGCCCCGGAGGCTGTCGGTGGCCTCGGCGGTGCCACTGAACACCTCGGCGGCCTGGCCTTGGAACAGCGGCGAGGAAGCGGCACTGAGGGCTTCACGGGCGAGCCCGTTGAGGCTGTCGGAGACGTCGCCGAGCCCGGATTCCAGGACGGGTAGGGCACCGCTGCCGGTGAGGGTGTCCAGGTCGTCGGCGAGCCCTGAGAACAGGCGATCTTGGGTCGCTCGCTGGATCGGTGAGAACGCTTCGCCGAGCCCTTGCCAGGAGCGAACGAACGAACGCGCGTTCGGGGACAGCCCTTCCAGCGCCTCGTTGAGGGCTTCGGCGTCGCCCTCGGCGACGGCCACCATGGCGTCGCCGACACCACGCACGCCGACCATCAGCGTGCCGATCGCGGCCGACGCCACTCCTGCGGCTGCGGGGATCGCGAGCAGAGCACCGGTGGCCGGAGCGATCGCCCCGGCCACCGCGATCCCACTCGCGCCGAGCGAGCTGAGCAGAACGCCGCGCGCGCTAGCCGCGACCCCGTGCAGAGTCGCGGTCAGGGCGCGGTCAGCCGCACGGCCGAAGCGGACACCGAAGCGGGCGCCGGACGCGTCGGCTTCGCGTTCGGCCGCCTTCAGGGCAGGACCGAGGCGGCGCAGAACCTCACGCCCGAAGCCGCTGAGGTCGGGGCGGACGGTGAGGTAGGCCGACCCGATCCCCTCAGCCATGACCGCCTCCGCCCCACGCGGCGGCGATCACCGCGCGTACCTCGTCCGGATGGGTCGCGCGCCGACGCGGCTGCATGTCGCGCGGGCGAGGAACCTTGAGTTGCTTGGGAACGGCGGAGCGACGCACCCCATGCGATTCCAGGTAGGCGCGGTAGAGCGCGTGCAGAATCTCGGCGATGCTGGCCAACAGCTCGATCGACAGCGGCCAGGAGCCGGGTGAGGTGTTGGTGTTCGCGTCGGGTGGAAGCCCGCGGATCAGGGTCGCGGCCTCGTCAACGGTGGTGACTCCGCTCAGCGCTTGCGCGTAGTAGCGGAGGAAGTCCGCTTGCGCTGCGTCGTGGAGCGCGGGGTCTTGGAGGACCCCCGCGACGAGGCCGAGGTTTCCCCCGTCTCACCGCCGTAGACCTGCTCCACGACATCCCTCAGCCACTCCACGGAGATATCCGAGCCGGCCAGGGTGAGAAGTTCATCGACCCGGTCACCGAAGAGGCAGCCGAGGGCTTTGATGACCTCTTCCTGTTGCAGGTAGTAGGGGAAGCCAAGCGGGAGCTTCGCGGGCATGACGAACCGTTCGCCGCGAACGGTGATGCCGGTTTCGGTGTCGGTGGCCGACAGGTCGCGGGCGATCTTGTCGGCGTCGATCCAAGGCATGACGGTGCCTCCTGACGAGTGGTGCCAGGGGTGCGGCGGACGTGCCGCACCCCTGGTGGACGGGTGCGGCTCAGGCCGCCTTCGCAGCGCGACGCGTGCGCGTGTCCGGCGCGGCGAGGGTCTGACCGCTCACAGGCGGTTCGGTCTCGGCGGGAGGCGCGAAGCGGGCGTCCACGGAGTCGAACACCCACGGAGGAACACCGGCCTGCCCGAGCACACCGACCGTGACGCCCAGCAGCGCGGCTTCGTCGCGCCGGAAAGTGATGTCCTCGTTCTCGTTCACGGTGGCGCGCGGGAACCAGAGCTGACCGGCGAAGTCGCCGTCATACCAGCGCATGAGCACGCAGTACTCGGCTTCGTGGCCGGGCTCGGGCGGGACGAAGGAGAACCCGGTCTCGGCATCGCCGGACCAGGTCCCTCCGGCGAACGCGAACTGCACGGACTCGCGGCTCCAGGTCGCCATGGCGAACGCCATGGTGTTCTCGACCTCGGTGGTCAGCCGACGTGCGGGATAGAAGGACTGCCAGACGGGGATCGTGGTGGTGTCGCGGCTGTTGCCGAACGTGACACCTTCCTCGCTGATCAATCCGAGCTTGGTCAGGGTGTCGGGGACGGGCGCGGTCACGACGGGCTTGGTGGTGCCGGTCGGACCGAACCACACGTCTCCGTTCGCCCCGACGATGGGCTGATCGGACATGGGGTGGCTCCCAAGGAATGGGCGCCACCGAGCGCGCTACGGGTGCGCGGTGACTCTCACCGACAGGCGGGCACGATGCAGTGCCGGAGTGAAGTCGGGGTCTAGCTCGGTGGCGAAATTCGTGACGGACGAATCGGTCACGACGCCACCTGGACGCCTGCCGGGAAGGCGCTCCACGAGCGCCCGGACGCAGCACCTGGCCACGTCGGAGACCTGGAGCTGTCGCACAGCCCAGGCGTCGATTTGCAAGTCGGCGCGGTCCAGCCACACCAGTCCGGGGATGCGGGTGTCGGGGCGTCCGCCCCACCGCACCACCCGCAGGAGAGGGAACTCCTTGTCCTTGGGCAGGACGGTGTACACGCGGTCGCCGATCAGCGACGACAGCTCGGGGTCGGTGCGCAGGGCGTCAGCCACCAGGCGCAGCACGTCCGCGCCCATCAGGGTTCTTCCAGGCGCAGCCCGACCGACTGTGCCGCTCTGGACACGGGACGGGTGGGTTCGGTGTTGATGGACCCGAACTCCCACAGATGAGCGAGCGCCCACCGACTTCCGACGTGGACGGCGACGGTCGGGCCGATCACGCGCGGACGGGTCTGCGTGATGCCCCTGCGGAACCCTCGGGTGCGCGCGCGTCCGGGGAGTTCGGAGGCTCGCGCGGCGAGCGCCACCCGGCGGGCGATCAAGGACAGCTCTGGTCCCAGTAACGAGACGTTGCGGCTCAGCGCGTTGATGGCCGCCTGGTCGAGGTCAATGCGCGCCATCAGCTCGCCTCTTCCAGAGAGGCTTCGACGTGGGTGGGCTGACCGGTGAACAGGTCCATGGGCACCAGCGGGTCCACGATGACCGTCCAGGTTCGGCCGCCCCACTCCACGCGGTCACCGCGATGGAGAACGACCTCAGGTCCGGCCAGCAGACGCCACCGCGCGCGACCGATGTTGTCGGCGTCGTTGGCGCTGGCCTCCTCCGCCGACAGGTACACGTCGGCCTCGGAGACCGCCCAGTCGTGGACCTCGTCGCCGTAGGCGTCGCGTCCGGTCACCACCTGGTGGCGCAGGAGCACGCGGTGCGGCTTCATCAGCGGTATCACGCGGGGTCACCTCCGCTGGTGTCCAGAGGGCGAAGAGGGTGCCGGTCGCCCGCGTAGGGGCGCCGCGACGGGGTTCGCACGCTGTAGGCCGATGCCTTGCCGTAGGCCGCGCGTAGCGCGGTCACGTCGGCGTCGGCCAGGACAGGTCCCGCGCCACCGTGTCCGGCCATCGCACCGGCCTGGAACGACACCACTCCCGCGCGGTAGTTGGCCACGCCAGCGGGGTTGTACACGCAGCGCGCCACGCACGCGGCGAGCACGGCGTGCGCTCCCGGCTCCAGGTCGGTGGGGTCGATCTCGGGCACGTACCTCGCCGCGTGGGCGAGGGCGTCACTGATCCACGCCTGCACCTGGGCCTCCAGGGCTCCGGTGAGGACGCGGCCCGTGCGGGTGGCGATGTCGTCCACGGTCAGCGCGGGCACGGTTACGCGGCCTTCTTGCGCGCGGTGCGGCCGGACGCCGAGGACGCGGCCAGGGTCTGGGTCTCCGGAGCGGGCACGGTCGGAGCGATGCGCAGACCCAGGTGAAGGGTGTCGGTGGTGGGGTTGGCCGCGTGGTTGATCAGGTCCAGCCCGATCAGCGAATCGAACGAAATGATCTGCTGCTTGGTGCGCAGTTCGTAGCCGCGAACCGTGCGAATCGCGTAGCCCTCGTAGGACTGGCCGGACGCCGAAGCGCCCGAAGGCGGGTTCGACAGCGCGCGGGAGGCGAGCGCCACGGCCTCACGGTGGAAGGCGTATCCGACGTCGGCGGTGGGCACGCGGCTGTACTCGTAGATGTCGAAGCCCATCAGCCGGCCGAGCGACGCTTCGCGCAGGGCCTGGCCTCCGTTGCCGGAAGCGTCCGCGCGGCGGACGATGTCGTGGTCCAGCAGGCGCTTCGCTGCTTCGGGAGAAAGCACCAGGGTTCGACCGGACAGCGGAGCACCCAGGCGGTTCATGCGCATACGGGCTTCGCTGAGCGTCCGGAGAACGTCGCTGTCGTCCCAGGACAGGTCGGTGGGCAGGGTGTCCAGGGTGTTGATGACCAGACGGTCCATGGCGTCGGCCATCGCGGTCATGGACGGCGTGATGACCTGTTCGTTCAGGTCGCGCAGGTCCAGCAGAACCGTCTCGTCGGCCAGTACCACCGAGATGTCGTAGATGTCATCCAGGCTCAGCGTGATGCCGTGCTCGGTGATGTCCTGGGGCTCGATGCCCACGGAGCGGTCGAACTTCTTGGGCACGAAGGTGGGCGGACGGCGAATGGTGATGCTGTCGCCGGTTCCGCCTCCGTACTCGGTCTCTGCCTGGCGCCAGACGAGCGACGCCATGATGGTGCGGTTGCGCAGCGCGGACAGCGCCGCACGGGCGATGGTCGTGGGGTTGAGAAAGCTGTGTGCCACGGCGCGGCACTCCTCGTCGGATCACAGGGTCAGCGGATGTCTCCGCGCGCACCTGGCGTCGCGATGGAAGTGCCGCACCGGGCGGCTCACTCAGATATTAAGCAAAGCTGAACGCTTACATCAAAAAGGTTCAGCGGAACTATTTCTACTGGGCGAAGAGTTCCTTGTCGAAGTCCTCGACCGAGAAGGCGTCGTACTTCTTGGCGGACTCGCCCGCCACACCGATCCCGGCCTCATGCGGGGTCGGCACGGACTCGCCCTTGACCAGATAGGGCTTCTTCTCCGCCACGGTGCGCAGAGCCGACCGGATGGACTCGCGGTCCACCGTGCCGTCCTCGGCGGTCTCCACGTCGCCCAGCTCCACCAGGCGCACGGCGTCGTCCACGTCGTGGAACTTCAGCTCGGCCGCGACGCTGCGCGCCTCGGCTCGCACGAGCAGGCCCCGGTACTTCTCGGCGGTGGCCTGCTCGGCTTCGGCCCGTGCGGTCGCCACGGCCTTCTCGGTTTCGGTGGCGGTGGCGGCCTCCAGCTCTGCCAGCTTCTCGGCCTGGGGCTCCAGCTCGCGCACACGGGTCCGGTACCGGGCGGCGTCGCGCCGGATCTTCTCGACGTACTCACGCGAGAACTGGTCGGACTCGGAGCGCTCCGGAGCGGGCGCGGTGTCGTTGGCATCAACGGTGCCGTTGGTGTCGGTGGTGGGGGCCTCGGCGGGGCTCTCGGACACGGGGTTCCTCTCAGACTCGGGCGGCCTCGACGAGCCACCCGTTGCGGGCGAGTTCTTCACGCAGAAGATGGGGCTGGTGGGACCAGCGGGCACGAATCCAGCGCAGCGACCGGCCTCGGCCCTGCTGGTTGGCGTTGATCTCACCGGGCTCGATGCCAAGTCGTCGGGCGGTCGCCTGGTCGGCGCGGGTGATGCGTCGCGGTGGACTGTGGCGCCCCTGCACGATCGGCGAGACCCCGGCGCCGTTCTCGATGGCCTCGGCGCCCTCGGGGCCGAACACCGCCCGGCGTTCGTCAGGGCTCATCGCGGCGGCGAGGCCGTCAGGGGTGTGCTCGCTGGGCACGCCGCCGATCACGCCGTGACCGGGGACGTGGTAGGTCGGCACGTGGACGCACCCGGAGCACTTGGGATGGCGCTGGAACCCCTCGCTGTAGCGGTAGGTCCTCCCGGCGAGCACGATGCACAGGTCACACGCGGGCATTGTGACCAGCCGTTCGTATCCGGTGATCCGGTCGTCCAGGCACATGCCGGTGTTGATGGTCTCGCGTGCGGCGTCGGCGACTTCGGTCTGCACGACGGTGTCCAGCGTGGAACGGGCGCGCGTCCACGCCTGGTCGGGCGGCATTCCGCCCCAGATCAGTGAGCGCGCCTGCATCTCCGCTTTCGCCAGGACATCGGCGAGCGGCTTGCCGGTCTGGGACCGACCGACCACCGCGGACTCCACGTCCAGGATCGGAACGTCGCCGTCCTCGGGGACACCGCACGCATCGGCGTGCGCCTGGACGAAGGCGAGCGCCATCAGCGCGGCGTCGCGCTGAGCCTCGGCCAGTGCGGCAAGAGCGGCCTCGCTCAGCTGCGACCACTGGTCCGCGATGGAGGCGAACGGGTTGATGCTGTCCCACAGCAGCAGGACGAGCGCAGCGGCCTGGACCGCGACGGCGGTCTGTCCGGCCGCGTAGCGCTGGCTGAGCATGAGGGCCTGAGCGCCCCCCGTGCCGATGCGGCGGCGGTCCTCGGCGCGCATCAGGCCGCGTCCGCCAGGGCGTCGTCGGCCGGGAGCCGTGTCAGGGTGAGCGCTCCTGCGGTCTGCGCGGCCACGGCGCGCTCGGTGGCGCCGGACTGCATCCGCTTCCACCGGTCGATGGTGGCCGGACTCGCGCCGTAGCGCTCCCACAGGGCCTCTTGGGGGATGCCGATCGGCGGAGAGCCCAGCTTCACGAGGGCGTCCACGAGCTGTCCTTCGGTGCGGGTCTCGGGATCGGCCCAGACGGGTTCGCACGGTGTCTGGACGGCGCCACCCGCGCGGGCGACCAGGTCCAGGACGCGGCTCCAGGCTTCGCCGAGCACGAGCTGCTTGGCGCGGACCTTGGACACCAACCCGGCTTCCGCAGCCTTGATGGCGTCCCCGCTGAGGTTCACCATCTGCCCGAGCAGGTAGTGCGCGGGAACCTGGCTGATGGCGGAGAGCTGACGCACCAGCGCATCCAGGACCGCGACGTAGTTCGCCAGGTTCGATTCGCTGAACTCACCGAACGTGGTGTCCGACGACTCGGCGACCCACAGCCGATCAACGCTGGAGTTGAACGGCTCGACGGGGTTGCCGTCGTCGTCCTCGGGGATGGCGAGCCCGGTCGCCCACCTCTGCCGGTAGGCCGAGTAGGTCATGGCGAGCTGCATGTGCAGGTTGGTCGCGTTGATCCTCTGCTGGATGGGCAGTAGGGGCGCGAGTTCGGACTGGTGCCGCCCGAGAAGGTCCGGGTCGTTGTCGAAGGACACGAACGGCACCGCGCCGAGCGGGTTGGGAAGCGCGTCGCGCAGGACCCACTGTCCGGCGCCGCTGTCGCGCTGGTAGCGCTGTACACGTGCGGCGTCGTAGAGATAGGCGTGCTCCAACACGCGGCCGTCAGGCAGTTCGGCCGCCCACTTCTTCACCGCCCACAGCGGCGAGAAGTCCTGAGCGTCACGCGCCACGTGCACACGCAGCGGCGACTCACCGCGTACGACCGGGGTCGCCGGATCGGCGGGGTTGGGCCACACCCCGATGAGCGCGGTGCCCAGTTTCAACGACTCGGTGTAGACGCGGCTCTGGACCGCCGCCATCCGGTTCGACTCCAGGATGCGCCACGCCTCCAGGTCGCCGCTGGCGTCGCCCCGGCCTCGGATACCGTCCAGGCGCAGGCGCTCAGCGATGGCATCTACCACCAGGCGCAGCCACGCGCTCGTCGCGGACTCGGCGAGCTGTCGGTACTCCGCGCGTGCGTTGCGCGGCATGTACGGGGTGTCGTGGTCGCCCCGGTAGTACCGCGAGTACAGGTCCAGGTCCGCGCGCGCGGCCTCCAGGGCGTTGAGCCCCTTCTCCAGGCGTCGGTCGATGGTGGGCATGACACACCGCCCTCTCCATGGGTGAAGGGGTTCAGAAGCCGACGACGCGGCCGGGAGCCTTGGTCACGCGGGCGCGAGTGCGCCACGCGGCGACCGCCATCGCGGCGGTCAGAACGCCGTCGATGCGCTTGTTCGCCCCGCCTCGTCTGGGCTTGATGGGCTTGAGGAGTTCGGGGTCGTCGCGGGAGCGACGGACCTCCACGGTGTCGAAGCAGAACCTCGACACGGGGTTGTCGTGGTGGTGCAGGAGGCGGGTCTTGAGCACCGCCATCAACTCGTTCATCCCAGGGCTCAGACCCGCGAAGGTCTGGGGAACCGGGATCAGCTCGACGCTGGGACCGAGCAGCGACGCCAGGTGTTGCACGACCGGTTCACCGCTCCAGGGGTCGTAGTCGATCTCGGCGATGGAGAATCGGCCGGCGTCGGTGGAGATGTCGGCGTAGACCCGCTCGTAGTCGATGACGTCGCCCTCGGTGATGGTCAACCAGCCGTCGCGCACCCACGACTCGGCGGCGCCACCCGTGGTCGTGACGAGCTGGGGCAGTGCGGCCTCGGGCAGCCAGTAGCGCCACAGCGCGTCCGCGCCTCCTTCAGCCCGCGGAATGATGACCGACCACGCGGTGAGGTCGAGCTTCGCCGACAGGTCGAGTCCGGCGAACGCCTTGGGACGCCCGGTGATCGCGCGCCAGTCGGGGCGCGGCCACGGCTCCCCGGACGCCCGGTCGTAGACGTCCATGGGCATCCACCGCGACACCGAGGACACCCACTGGTTCAGCCGGAACTGACGGAACACCGACTCCTTGGCGGGGTCCTCGCGGGCCTCCATCGCTTCCTCTCGAAGCGTCTGCACGCTGAGGAAGTCGCCGAGTGCGGGGTTGGCGGACTTCCAGACCTCCTCGTCCCAGGGGTCGGCGTCCTGGTCGGCCTCAGCGATGTAGGCGAACCGGTGTGGAGCCCGCTTCGGGTTCTCCAGCACCCGCTTCGCCTCCAGGTACTCCTGGTAGCAGAAGCTGTCGCGGTCGGTTCCGGCCGTGGTGATCGCGACCATGAGCGGCTGTGTGCGGGTGCCCGCTCCGGTGCGCAGGGCGTTCCACAGGTCGCCATTGGGCGCGGTCAAGAGTTCGTCGTAGACGGCGCCGTGCGGGTTGTGGCCGAGGTTGCCAGCGGCGTCGGCCGGGATCACTTCGTAGTAGGACCCCGTCTGCTCGTCCACGATGCGGCGTGCGTGGTCCTTGACCACCAGACGCCGCGACAGCACCGGCGAGAGCCGGACCATCCTCGCCGCGACGTCGTAGACCTTGCGCGCCTGGTCCTTGTCGCGCGCGGCACCGTAGATCTCGGCGCCTTCTTCGCCGTCCGCGCACAGCAGGTACAGACAGATGCCAGCGGCGATCTCGCTCTTGCCGCACTTGCGCGCCATGCTGATGTACGCGATGCGGTAGCGGCGCACATACTGCTTCGACTCGGCGTCCCACCGCACGGTGGAGAACAACGGGCGAAGCAGGTCATGCTCCTGCCAGTGGGCGAGGCGGAACGCCTGCCGAGCCCAACGCGCTTTCGTGTGCGTCAGTAGCTCAGTGAAGAATGCTACGACGTGGTCCCCACGAGCAGCGCACACGTGGTCTCCGCGAAGCGTGCACGCGGCGTCGTCCAGAACGAACCCGCATTCGGGCGGTCGGGAGGCGGACATACAGAAATGCCTCCAATGACATGATCATCGGATGTCCATGACCCAGGGTTCGCCTTGCGCAAATCGCCACGGGAAGGCGTCCATTCATCTAGAGTTCCTGTGTGCGAGAACCAACCCGAGGAGAGGCAGCGGCAATCGTGGGCGTCGCCTGCATGGCTCAGGCCACTGCTGCGATGGCCGGGTTCAACGCCGCTCCCACACCTTGGCAAGTGGCCATGGTCATCACCACGACCCTCTTCGCAGGCGCGGCAGCCACCCTCGCCCTCAGGAGTCCAAAAAATCCAGTAGCCGCACTCTCTATAAAAAAACCCTCACTGGTTAGAGTTCGTGCATTAATTGAGAAGCTGACTCCTTCCCACTGGATGAGCTTGGGCTTGCTTGCCCAAAAAATGAATCAAAAGAGCAATTTAGCTCAATTGCGCTTCAAAAAAAGACTGAATGCTTCCTGTTGTATAAAAGGGGCCTCTGCGAAGGTTCGTAGGGCCTAGCTGAGCAGGCGGGAGGCGTAGTTCTCGGCGACGCGTTGTGTGGTGAGGCTGACCCGTGCGGCCGGAGACAGGCCGAACTCTCGTCCGAAGGCGAGCATGGTGCGCGCGGACTCGCGCTGGATACGGACAGCGGGGTTGGTGCGCAGGTCGCCGTCGCGGTCGGTGATGAGCGGCCCCGCCTTCTGCACGAGCACCGACGCCTGAGCGTGTAGGCGCACCGCTTGCACATAGGCGTGAAGCTGGTGGGTGTCGGGGCGCTGGGCGAGGCCCATCGCGTCCAGCTCACCCACGACGAAGTCCCAGATCGCCCGTGCGGCCTCGTCCAGTTCGGGCGGGGGCTCGGGCAGACCGGGAGCGGGTTGGGGCTCGTTGCGGTTGATGCGTCCCGCGCGCTCCCCGTGGAGGACACGCAGCTTCGTCGGCTTGGGCGCGGGACCTCGCTTGCCCACGACACCTCACCTCACTTCGTGCGGACTCGGGTCGTGCGTCGTTCGGCGGCGGCGACGGCCTTGGCGCGTTCGTCCTCGGCGGTGCCGCAGGCGGTCATCTGGGCGCGGTAGTAGGCCACGACCGAGATGCGCTCGGATTCGCAGCAGGCGAGCATCGCGTCGTTGACGGCGCCGTGCGGACAGGTCATGGCGGTGTTGCCGTGCCACTGGTGGGCGTCCATGAGAATCAGGTCCCCGTCCCCCAGATCGACGCCCACCTGATACTCGGGGAACACCAGGCGTCCCCCGCTGTAGCTCCCTCGGCGCACCACGGCCAGCGTCGAGAATCCCTCGGCGAGGTCCCCGGAGTCCAGGTGCGCCCCGGTCGGGTAGGAGTTGTTCACGGTCACGGTGGTGAACACGGTGCCTTGGACCACCCAGTCCGGCGCGGTGTCGGCCACCCGTGCGGCCTGTGCGGCGTACCGGTCGGGCACGTGCTCGGCGAACGCGGCGCTCATCGCTCGCAGGAGTGGGGAGAGCTGGCGGAAGTGGGGCAGATGCTCACCCGTCCACGCGGTGAGTCGGCAGTAGCGCTGCTGCCCCGAGGGGTCCATGGCGCCGACCACCGCCGAGGAGATAGCGCGTGCGCGGGTGCGGGTCTGTCCGGCGATCTTGAGTCGCTTGGTGCCCGAAGCCGCGCCCCTGTTGTCGGTGCGCTGTGTGCGCAGGCTGTGCAACACGTCGTAGATGCCGGGGTCGGAGTCCAGGATCTCGCGCAGGTGTCCGGGCAGGTACACGCACAGAGGACGACCGTCCGGCATGAGCACCCGTGTCGCTCCGGTGAGCAGAACACCATAGGAGGCATCAGTCGGTAGGCGTCCCTCGTGCGCGGCGACGGTCTCGGGGTGTGCGCGGGTGCGTACCCGCATCTCGATCACCTCAGGGCCTCCAGTGCGGGGATGCGTTCGGCAAGGCGTGCGGCCACCTGGTCCGGTGGGTCCGTGCACGGATCGGTGAGCAGACGCCACCCGCGTGAGGGGGCGCGCTCCGCCAGGCGAGCGGTCTTGGTGCGGCGTCCCCGGACCCACGTCGCGTCCTGAGGGGAACCGCGGAGTCGGCGGCGCTCGTGTGCGACCGCTTCGGACGGTGCGCAGTGCACCAGCGTGACGGTGAACCCCGCTTCGGTCGCGGCGTCGAGGAACCCCGCCGTGGCCAGCCGATCGCCCTCGCCGAGGACCACTGCGGAATCCGTGCCGGCGATCCATGAACGCGCGGCCGGTTCCACCGACAGCGCGAGCGCATCCGTGCCCGAGAACGCGGCGCGACGGCGACCGAGTTCGACCGCGACCACTTCACGCGAACGCACGAGGAGATCGTGTGCGAAGGGTCGGCGGCGGCTCAGCCGCGCGCACTGGTCGGTCAGCGCGCACATCAGCGTGGACTTGCCCGCTCCGGGCTCGCCGATCAGATAGACCAGCTCCTTCACGCGGCGGCCTCCCGTTCGGGAAGGTGGCCACGGATCATCTTCGGGGTCACGGCGCGCAGAGCGCCCAGCACCAGATCACCCGAGGACACCTCGGTGCCCAGGCCGCGACGCAGCTCGGCGAGACGGGCCACGGCTTCGGTGTGTTCGTCCAGGTCCAGGACCACGACGAACTCACGTAGCCCCGACGCCGAAGCTTCCTCGTCTTGTTCGGCGTTGGCGCCCAGGCGCTCAGCGCGCGCGGCCGTCTCCTCGTCGGACTCGGCGTACTGGGGCTGGACTGTGGTCGGCGGAGAGGTGGGGACCTCGCCCAGGCGTGCGGCGAGGTCTTCCAGGTCGTCAACGCTGAACGCCGTTCCGGTGAGGGCTTCGGCGTCGGCGCCCACCTGTTCCAGGAGGGCGAGCAGAGCCGACTCGTCGTAGGTCGCCAGATCGGTGGAACGGTTGTCGGCGAGCAGGATCTTGCGCGCCTGGTCGTCGTTCACATCGACCCACAGCACGGGGATCTCTGCGGCGCCGCGAGCCTTGAGCGCCATCCAGCGGTGATTGCCCGCGAGGATGCGTCCGGTGCTCCGCTGCGCGACGACGGCGCCGTAGAACCCGTGCGCGTCGATGGACTCGCCGATGGCGTCGACGTCCCCGCGACGCGGGTTGTCGGGGTGCGGGATGAGCTGGTCGATCGGCACCTGTTCGTAGTGCTGGTTGCTGATCACGAGGCGCCTCTCAGCCAGGCGCGGCACATGTTCTGGTGGCGGGAGGTCGTGACCGAGTAGCGCTCGTCAGGTATGACTACTTCGCCGTCGGCGCGCACCCACGCGATCGGGGTGCGGTAGGAGAGCACGGTGTAGACGACTCCGGGGTCCTCGTCGTCGGCGCGATAGCGCCGGTACCACTCATGGGGCAGGCACTCGCCTGTACTCCAGAGCGCTCCCGCGATGGCGCTCATGGCTCCGTAAGAAGTGAAGGGTTCGCGTCGAGCCAGGAATCCATCAGGACCACCAGCGTCCCGAATCGCGATCGACGGCATGACGGAACCTCCGTGGTGTCGTTCGAGGAGCGCCCGGTTTTTTCGTCAAAACCGTGGCGCACATGCGCGGCCCTGGCCGCCGGGCGGAGCTAGGGGAGCTGAGCGGGGGGTTCCCCACCCCGGGGAGCGGTCGCTTGTGGTGGTGGGGTCACAGCGGCATTTCCCCAGGTAGTCACGGAAGGTGACGGGTGCGGTGGTCGGTCATCCCCGGGGTGCGACTGGAGAGTTTGGTAACAGGTTTATAAACATGCAGCCTGTGAGGGGCTTTTGTGGCGATCGGGTGGCCTGGGGAGATGCACATCGTCGCCGATGGGGCTCCTCTTGGAGCTACTAGGAGTGGCCAATAGGATTTCTGTGTACACAGAAAACCGCAAAGCAAGGGAGCCCCAGCAATGGCCACCACCACCAAGACCTCCACCGCCAAGACCCCCGCTACGAAGGCGCGCACCACTAAGGCCGCGCCCGCCATTAAGGAGGCCACCCCTGCCAAGGCCGCGCCCACCACCAAGGCCGCGCCCACCAGTGGCTCGCTGACCAACATGACTGCCGCCGAGGCGAAGGCGATCACCGAGGAGGCCGCGCCCACCAAGGCCGAAAAGCCCAAGGCCACCCGCAGCGCGAAGCCCGGTGCGTACATCCGGAAGGACCGCACCCGGCGCGCCACGGGTAGCCGCGTGCAGGTGTTGGACCTGCGCGCCGAGGACGCCCCGGCCGACGCGGTGAAGCCCAAGGGTGGCCAGCACTTTGCCACCCACTGCGTGACGCACGGCACCACCGAGCACCACGACACCTATGGCGCCGCGTACAAGGCGTCCAAGGTGAGCCACGAGTGGTGCGGCAAGTGCCACCTGGTGGACGCGGACGCGGTGAAGACCACGAAGGCCACCACCAAGTAAGGCCCAGGTGTGGGGGCGGCGGTGACCGCCCCCGCACCTTATTCATCCCATGAACCGAGGAAAGGACGAATCATCGAACTCGAACTCTTGCGGAGCGTCGCTCCTCCCGGATGGGACGTCGACCCCTCCGGTGACTTGGTGTGCCCGTGTGGGACCCGAATCGAGCAGGACGGCACGTGTACCGAAGGGCACGTGTCGTTCCTTCGTGAGTGGGGGCTGATCTGATGCGCCGACGCGCAGCACGATGGCGCTCCTACGTCCGCGCCACCCTGGTCGCCTTCACCGCTCCGCGCACCACGGCGACCCCGTCGTCTCCGCCGATCGACTCGAACACGTCAGCGGGATCACCGTGGGGGTTCCGCTACGCGGCGGCCGACATCGACTGGTCCACCACCCGCTACGCCCTGGAGACCGAAGTCGGTCCCTGCGGGTGCGCCTGCTCGATCGGACGCCCCTGTTCCGGTTGCGGGCACGCCCAGTGCGGAACCGGAGACCGCACTCGCATCCGAACCCACTACCGAAAGGCCGCATGACCATGCACGACCAGCTTCCGACCATCGAGGGCGACGTCACCGGGAACGTGATCCCCGAGACGCCCGGCGTCCTCAAGCTCCTCAAGAACTCCCGGTTCAGCGTCATCACCCGTGACGTGCGCGTTGCCGACTTCACGACCCTGGACGGCCTCTACTCGCAGGTGCACCGTCAGCTCCGCGGATCGGGGTTCTACGTGATCGGTGACCACGGCATCGAGGGAGAGACCGACTTCCACAAGTCCATCGAGGCCGCCGTCATGAACGCCCTGAACCACCACTACCCGCCGAACGCCGAGGACGGCGCGGCCACTGAACGCATCGACGCCGCTGAGTCCGCCCAGGACCAGCGGCGCCGATGACGACCGCCCAGGCCGGGAGCGACTTGGAACCCGAGCCCGGCCTGGGCGCGCTTCACCCACCTGATTCACATCAAGGAAGGCAGCAGTACCTAATGTACGACGAGAACTCCAAGCGCGGGATCGCGCGTCTGGTCGAGACTCAGCGCGAGTTGCGGGGACACAACTTCCTGCCCAGTGACTCCGAGCTGGCGAAGATCCCCGGGGCCTACGAGACCGAGGACATCCGCGAGTCCTTCAAGAAGATCTACGCGCACTACTTCACCGCTTCCGCTGACTGGTGGCTCGTGGAGATCTGGGAGGAGATCCCCGGGCAGTGGATGGGCTTCGGCTACATCCGCCTCGCCAGCAACCCCGAAGGCGCTGAGTGGGGGTACATCAGCCTCAACGAGTTGGAGGAGCTGAACATCCCGACGCGGCCGGACCCCTCCGACCCGATGCTCGTGCTCCTGGTCGAGCTGGGTGTCATCGTCCCGACCCCGCTCATCGTCGAGCGAGACCTGCACTGGAAGCCGAAGTACGCCCACAAGGCGATCCCCGGCATCCCCGCTCCGGCCGATGACCACGGGTACCCGTGGTTGCTGGCGTTCGAGCGGCTGCACGACACCGGGTGGAAGTCCGAGGACGAGTTGGAAAGGGCGTGCGAGAAGGCCGTCATCGAAGGGGCGCCCGAAGGCGCCTACCAGTTCCACGAGGGCGAGTGGAAGACCATCGACCAGGCGAGCGCGACACTCAAGTCTCTGCTGGAGCCCTACGTCGAGGCCGCGAAGGCGGTGGCCGAGGATGAGTGAGCTGGAACGTCCGCACCTGCTGGCGCCTGTCCTGCCCGTGCCGATCGGTGACGGGCACGACTGGCGTGGCGCTCTCCGCTACGGCTGGGAAGCGATCCCCTCGTGGGGACTCGACGGCTGGGACATGGGCAACTGGCCCTACGTGATCATCTGCCGCTACGACAACGCCCCCGTGTTCGCGCTGGCGACCTACACCGAAGGCGACATCACTCTCCGGGCGTGGGACAACGTCCACGAGCGCGACGCCGCCTTGGACGAGATCGCCGCGTGGCACTGGCGACACGGGTACCCGGAAGGTCCCGAGGACCTTCCGCCCGAAGGAGAGCCGTTGCTGCCCCATCACCGAGGCCCGTTCAGCTGGGATCGGTTCCACCTGGCCAAGGAGATGACCGAGGTCGTCTTCGCCTGCGCGGTCTGCAACCAGCGGGTCCACGGCGGTGAGGAGTACGTCAATGGCGTCCTGACGGTGACGTGGACGCACGGAGGACCGAGCGATCACGAAGCCGTTCCCGCTCCGGCCACCAAGGGAGAGACCACCGACGCTTGTGACTTCTGCGGTCACACCATCGGCTCCATGTGGCTCTTCACCACGGAGACCGAGTTCACCGTGACCACTGAGGCCGACGGCGACACCTTCACCGCCCATCACGACCGGTCCTGGACGTCCTGCCACCCCTGTATGCGACAGATCGTCGCTCGTGACGGGGAGCGGCTTGCCCACCGGGCGATGCTCCGCATCCGGCAGTCGGTCCCTGGGCGGAGCGAGGAGTGGTACCGGTTCGCGAAGGAGTACATCATGCATGGTCACTCGGCGTTCTTCGCGGCCAACCCCGGCGCTCCGGAAAGGATCAGGCGATGAGGGCCACGGCCGTGTCCAAGGTGCTCATCGACCAGGCGACCGACCGGGTCACCCTCGGTCTCACCGGGAACGACGGCGACATCGAGATCACTGTTCCCGTCGCTTCCATCTCCACCCTGGCGGCGTCCCTGGACTGTGACCGTGAACTGGCCGTCCACCTCGACATCGACACCGCCAAACTCGCGTTGGCGTGTCTGGATCGCGTGAGGTTCATCCACGCCGCTCTGTAGTCTCTGTCCGACAACCGACCCCGGTCGCCGTCCTGCGGCCGGGGTCTTGTCATGCCGCGCCGTAGTGTCGGGCCTCCGCCCACCAGCCTCCGGGCTGGTCTCGGGCCGTGCGCTGCGAGTGGTGGTCATGACATAGCGGACGCAGGTTGGTCTCGTCGTAGCCGCGCGGTCCCTTCGGGCCGCGCCCGTCGATGTGATCGACCTCCGTCGCCACCCGTCCGCACGTCGGCCACACGCACCATGGATGTCTGCGCAGGTACGCGCGCGCAAAACGGCGCCAGCGGCTCGTATATCCCCTTTGGGTGGGGTTGCCCCGGGCGGCATCCGCGCGGCGCAGGCACGCTGTACAGCGCCCGCCTGAGGTACGTGTGCCACACCCCGGGGTAGTGCAGTACGGCCATTGTCGGTACGGCACCGCGGAATCACCCCCAACTGCGACGAAGGGCGCCCGGCCTTCTGGCCGAGCGCCCTTCACAGCGAGCCGGCGGAGGTACAGAACCTCCAGCCTGAGATCAGGGTAGTTGCACTCCTACGCCACCGCGCGGAGATCGGCCGCTTGGTCACCGCTTTCTCGATCGCGTTGGCACGCGAGCACATCGGCCTCCAGGTACAGGTGCGCTCTGGTGCGGCGGTCGGTGGCGAGGTGGCTCAGATGGCCCCGGTGGACCCACGACTTCAACGTGTTGCGCGGAACGCCGTGCTCGCGTTCGATCTCACTCCAGGTCAGGAGTCGGCGGTGCGCTCGACCCATCGCTCTCCCCTTCCTCTGGGGACGCGACGGACACGTTCCCCTCCTTGTCCACGACCAGGTCACCGTTGACGTAGGCGGTCAGCAGCGTCCGTATCAGCCACGGATACTGACGCTTACCGAACTCCATTTCCGCCTTGTCCTGCGCGGCCTTCCACAGGGCTTCCGGTGCACGCACCCGATGCCCTGGCATCTCCCCTGTCGCCGGTCGGCCAACTCCTGCCACCATCCCCTCCTCAAGTCCCGATCACCGAGGGTATGACGACGCCCCCAGACAGGACGAGTCTGAGGGCGTCAGCCGAAGGCCGCAGGAAGGCTGACCACCGAAGGTCCTACTCGGCCTGGCGAACCTCAGCGATGAGCGCCACCCACTGCCCCAAGGGGACAGTGATGTGTCCCGAGTCCCGATGGGCGGTGTCGCGCACGTCGGCGCCTGACGCGTGCTCCCGCACTTCCACGCACTCGTTGTTCCCACTGCTGTACGAGGACTTGTGCCACTCGGCGGTCATGCCAGGTCACCTCTCACTTGCTTCACCAGGTCCAGAGACGCTGCGGGGGTGAGCGCCCAAGACATCTGCTCCCCGAAGATAGCGCCCAAGCGTCTGACCTCATCACGCTGGTCGATGACCACGCCCCCAGAAGCGTGTTCTGCATAGGCCAGGGGTAGCCGGTCCTCGAAGGAGATCAGCCTGAACGGGCCGGTTGCTACCCCTGCCCGATTTTCCGTTCCAGAGGGGACGATCAGCAAGCGGAGAGTCCCGTCAGCTTGAAGTTTTAGCAGGTGATCGAGCTGCTTCGCCTGAGTCTGTGGTGATCCAATCGTGTGCCGGATCACGTACTCCGTGAGCACCACGAGCATTCTCGGGCGGTTCTGAGAGAGCAGCTTCGGCAACATGGACGTCCTGACCTTCATCAAGCGTTCGATGTTGGCCCGGCTGTCACCAGGGCGACAGTCGGTCAGAACAGCGCGCGCGTAGTCGGGCGTCTGGAATCGCCCTGGGATGAGCGCCGAGTGGAACGTCTCGATGCTGATCGCGTACTTCTCGGCCTCGGTGATCTCGCGGTACCACTCCGGGTTGCCGTCGAGCCGCCGCGCGGTCTCCCAAGCGCGTAGAACACTTCCGTGCGCGTCCAGCTCTCTGTCCAGGCTCTCTACGTCTCTACGCCTTGGTTTTCGGTGGCCCGTCTCATGGCCGCCAAGCGTGCTTCTCGCGATCCCACACTGCTTGGCCAGATCATCCTGTGACAACCCAGACATTCTGCGTAAATGGCTCAACGTGGCACCAAATTCGCGCCAAGCATGGTGAGGGGGTTCAGTCGCCATGCGAGCACTATGCCATAGAGGTTGTCGCGCTAACTCCGCGCCGATGACGCAGAATGATGCGTCACTCTCGCGTCAGCCCTGATTGCGCGGCATCTCTGGCTTCTTTCATGCTCCAAGTTCATGCTTCCTTTTAGCGACCAAGATCTGCTGAGCGCTTCCGAACGTGCGCGGACCAGAGGTAAGAGGTGATCTGTGTGGGCAAGGTGATCGAGTTGCATGGAGGCAGCACGCCATCCGACCTGAGGTTGCCGCCCCCACGTCGTGTCACTGACGGGCACCTGCGGGCACCCATCGTCAACGGCCGACCCCTTCCCATGGGAGATGCGATTGCGCTCTACGGGCTGAAAGAGATGTCCGCTGTTGCTCGACGGTGGGTCCGTGTTCACGCCGGACGCCGCAGCGACGAGAACGACACCCTTGCGCTCCTCACCGCTGAGCTGTTCGCGAACGCCGTTCGCCACAGCCGTAGCGGACAGCCCGGTGGTGAGGTCGTCGTTGCGGTCAGCAAGACCGGCATGACCACGCAGGTCAAGGTTGTGGACAACGGCCCCCGGGAACCCGGGGCAGGCCCGCGCCTCAGGACCGTCGATGTCGCGGCTGGGGACGGCGAACTCGGTGGGTTCGGTCTTCGCCTGGTCAACGACATGGCCACCAGGTGGGGCGTCCTCCACGAACAGGTCCGGGGAGAGTGCCGCACCACCGTGTGGTTCGACATCGACCGCGACGCTCAGGCGTGATCCGAGATGGCCTGGGACCCCAGCGAAGACGAGCCGTTCAGGCAGAACGCCGCGCTGCTCCAGAAGCACGTTGGAAGCACGTGGCTTGTGTTCTGGGGGACAGGGTCACGCCAGTACTGGGCGTTCAGGCGCGGAGGCTCCTCGCTCATTCTCTCCCACCCCGATCCGCAGCAGCTCTACGCCAACATCCAGCGCCACGCGCCCCATAGACCAGCACGCTGACGCGGCAGGCCCGCTCCCGCCACCACGAATCGACCTGGAAAGACCGATGTCTCCCCTCACTATCAGCGCCGCCATCGTTGCCCTCTACCTCGGCACCGGCACCCTGTACTCCTGGATGGTCGCCCGAGCCATCGTCCTAGCCATCCCGGACAAGCTATGCAGCGACAAGTGCCGCTCGTTGCACACACACGCGTTCTCCCAAGCCTCCGACATGCTGACGGCGCCCAGCGCTTTGCTGGTACACGCCATCGTTGGGGCCGTTTGGCCGATGGCGATCCGCAAGCAGTGCTTCTGCTTCTTTCGTGCCACTCTCCAGGGCTGATTCCTCGACCCCTAATCCGGCGCGGCGGTGCGGTGAACCCGCCCCAACCCTGCGGTGAGAGCACCGTCCAACTTGCTCGTCCCGCACCGCCGCGCCTCCCACATCCACGTTGCCCCCTCGACCCACCTCTGACCTGAGCTAAGGAGCGCACGTGCCGAGCACGCGGGAACCACATCCGGATGAAGTCATGACCGCCACCGAGGCAAGCCGCCTGCTGGGGGTCGATCAAACGACCCTGAAGCGGTGGGTGAAAGCGGGGAGGATCACCCATTTCCGAACCGCAGGCGGTCACATGAGGTTCCGGAGGCGTGACGTGGACGCGTTTATCGCAGCCCGTCTGACCCTAGGCCAACCAGCAAAAGCACCCGGAACTGCGGTCTCGCGTCCCACGGCCGAGAGAAAGAAGTGAGGACCAAAAGCTCATGACGCCTTCAGCGCACTCGCCGAATGCGGATGACATCCACCGCCACGAGACCGGGAACAGCCGCCCGCGCTGCCTGCACTGAGACGAAGGACGCCCGATGCACCAGCTCATTGTCGCCCCCTTCCTGGATGACCACCTCGTCCTCCGACCCGGCCACCAGAGCGGGTTCAAGATCCCCCGTACTCACTACCTGGAACTGGCCGAATCCCCCAACAGCCGGGTCTGCCCTGACTGGCTCGCCTCCGCAGCTCAGCGCGCCTTCGGCCTAGACCTCGCCGGACACCCCCTGCGCCCGGACGTCCTCGTCCGTGAGCGGTCTCCCTACGGCTACGTCCGTGCGTCCTACGAACTCAACCTCGGCTGCAACTACGACTGCGAACACTGCTATCTCGGCGACCGGCCCTTCGATGGGCTCGACTGGGCCGGTCGTGAGCGGCTGCTGCACATCATGCGCGACGCCGGCGTGGTGTGGATTCAGCTCACCGGCGGAGAACCCCTGATCGACAAGTACTTCCCCGACGTCTACACGCTCGCCAATCAGCTCGGCATGATGGTCAGCATCAGCTCCAACGGCTCCCGGCTCGCCACCCCACGAGTTCTGGACCTGCTGACCGCGCAGCGCCCCTACCGTGTGACCCTCTCGGTCTACGGCGCCACGGAAGAGTCCTACGACGGCATGACCCGCCGACGAGGCTCCTTCCGCAAGTTCGTCAAGGGCCTGGACGCGGCCGTCGAAGCGGAGCTGTCGTTGCAGCTCAACATCGTGGTCTCGAACCACAATGCCCACGAGGTCGACGCCATGGTGGAGATGGCTGAGTCGCGAGGCGTGTCTCACCACGTGTTCGTCAACATGGTGCCGACCATCCATGGCGACGGAGGCGTGCTGGTCACCCAGTCCCAGGAACACCTGCGCAAGCGCAAGCCCTTCGGCGGGTGCAACGCCGGTCACACGTTCTTCCACTCCGACCCGCACGGCCGCGCCACCATCTGCAAGGTCGGCCGGGACGACGCCATCAACCTGATGGACGAAGGCATCGAAGGGCTGGCACGCCTCGGCGAGATCGCCGACCGGCTGATGCTCCGAACCGGCGGATGTTCCGGGTGCGCGCTGTCGGGGTCCTGCACTGTGTGCCGACCGCTGGCCAAGCAGTACCAGCAGGCCCAGGCGCCCCTCAAGTCCTACTGCCAGCACGGACAGCGAGAGGAGGTGAACACATGACCGCAGTGTTCGTCGAGATCAAGCCGACACAGGACACCGTGGAGTTCGTCGAAGACATGGACGACATCCTCGAATCCGAGAAGTGCAGCTGCGACGCAGGTGACGACAACCCTTACTAACCTGAGTCCCCCTCAGGCGCGCGGGCTCCGGTGGTTCAGCCACCGGAGCCCGTTGCGTGTGAGTACGATGCGCCCATGCCCGACTCTCGTGACGCCAGCCGTCTCGTGTTGCCCTTCCCCTACGTGCCCACCCTCGGCCCCGTGCACCCCGACGCCCTCACCGCACATCTGTGGGACGAGGTCATGAGGGCCAACGGCACCGGCGCGTTCCTGCCGCACGACAAAGACGCACGCTGGGGCGGAACCAAAACAGAATCAGTCCTGACGCAGGCCATCCGCGGGGATGAGGAAGCCATCACTATCCCGACCCTGATACGGCGTGGTCGAGGCGTGCTGAAGGTCCACCACTACGGGCGAGCACCCGACGTGGAAAAGGCACTGGACGAGGCCGGGAAGCTCGCGGCCGAACACGGCGCAGCAGCAGCACGAGTCCTGTGGTTCTCTCAGGAACCCGACACCCGGTGGCACAGTTGCCGCATCCAGCTCAAGACCTTCACCGGAAACGAACCTCACGCTCACGGCAGAGTAGGCAGCCTAGACGCCGAAGCGCTGTCCGTGCAGGGCACCTTCGACGCCTTCGCCGACACACTCAAGGAAGACGGGTTCGCTTTCCTCGCGGAGCGGATGCGTACCACCGGTCTGGACGGCCCACTTCTGGTTGCCGTGGCCGAGGGGCGCGTCGTGGGTGCCATCGGTCCGATGGCTATCCGCACGGACTCCATCGGCCGCCGCCGTCTCCTACCGCAGTACTTCGGCGTCCTTCCCGAGGCACGCGGACACGGGCATGGGCGCGCACTGTGGCGGGCAGCGATGCGCTGGGGACAGGAAGCCGGAGCCGCCTACCAACTCCTCCAGACCGAGACCGATGGTGCGTCCGACCACCTATGCCGATCCGAAGGGCTGATCAGCCTCGGCTTCGTCTTCACCGTCACCCTGTAGGAACTGGCGCTCACAGTAGTCACACGTGATAGGGCCTTGCTCGGTGATCCGGGTGAGGCCCTTCGTGCGACACGAGGGACACGGCATCGACAAGCGGATGCGGTCGTTCGTGGCCGCAACGAGCTGACGAGCACGCCCTACCGCCCGCAGAAGCGACCGTGCGGCCTGGAGGCCACCCAGCACAGCCAGCGCCCGATACGGCGCCTGGAGCAGGTGAGCGCATCCCTGAGCCGCGCCCGAGCGCGTGAAGCCCACGGGACGGCCGGTGATGGCGGACCAGTCGGCGACCGCCGCGACCACACCGGCCTCCACATCGATGACATGTTCGCGCGCGGGCGCCGACGAGGCCGGGGCGGTGCGCGCGGTGGGTGCGGCCTGGGCAGGCCGTGCCAGGGTGCGCGGCACCTCATCGGCCAACAGAACCAGCAGGGCAGGCGTCTCACGGAGGGCGGTGGTGACCTCATCGACGCAGGCAGCGCAGAACAGCTCGTCGGCGTCGCCGTTGCACGCACCGCGGATCAGACACGCCATCACGCACTCTCCAGAACGCGGAGGTCCGCGCTCGCGCAGGTGTGCGCGAGCACGTAGTCGCGGTTGTCGACGATGTGCTCAGGGTCGGTGATCGAGGCGAGCGTGGGGCGTCGTGTGGAGCGCACGCGGTACACGCGGTGGCCGGATGCATAGGCCAGTGCGGCGGCCGAGGAGGTGAAGGTGGCGACGTCGAGCGTCACGGACGTATCACCGCTCCAGGCGCTCAGCACCAGAGTTCCGCAGGAGCACCGGGAAACACGGGGGACGGTGTCGGTCTGGCTCATCTTCGTTCTCTTTCACTTCCTCCATCCATGTCCCCCCTTATAAGGGGGGGACATGGATGGGAATGGATGGTGTGCGTTGGAAGAGGTGGCAAAGATTCAGCTCTGGCTTGACCGCGCGAGGCGAACCCGCGTGGCGCGGCCGTCCTTGACCAGGGTCACGAATCCCTTGTTGACCAGGGCGTTCAGGGCTCGGTAGAAGCTCGTTGTGGGCAGTTCGGCGGCCTGCATCAGGACGCTCGTGCTGGGGTCGTCCAGGGCGGAGAAGTGGGAATGAAGAATGGAAAGGAGCAGGGTTTCGTTGCCGCTGTTTTCCAGCCCCGTGTGGGAACTGACGACGACCGAGTCCAGCACCGTGTTGAGGCGCAGACGGATCAGGTCATCGACGGGGCCGTCCTTGCGCTTGGTGCGCTTGAGCTGAAGAAGCTGGGCGTCGCCCTCGATCTGGTACACGGTGTCCACCCCGGCCTCCAGCGCTGAGGAGCCGCGTACGGTCTGGCGGTCCTTGCCGGTGTGGTGGATGGCGATCACGGTGCCGCCGTCCCCGGTGGCCTCACGGACCTCGTACAGCGCGTCAACGGCGAGCCCCATGTCTCTCGCGCTGTTCTCGTCGCCGCCGACCATGCATCGGGCCAAGGTGTCCACGACGACATGGCGGATACCGCGTTGGCGCATCTGCTCGCACAGCTCGGCGACTTCGGTGGGCGCCAACAGGTTCACCGGGCGCGTGAGGACGAACCACCCTTCGTCGGTCAGCTTGGTGTCCCAGGCGTATTCCCAGGCGTCGAGGCGCTTGCGTAGGCCGTAGGCGCCTTCGGCGGCGAGGTAGAGCACTGGCCCCGAGGTGTGGACGGGGCGTGCCTGCCACGCCTTCCCCGAGGACAGGCACGCGGCCCAGTCCAGAGCGATGAAGCTCTTGCCGCTGCCCCAGGGTCCGGCGAGCAGGCTGACCGAGTGCTGGTCGAGGGTGGCGTCGATCAATGGGGCGGGGTCGGGCAGTGATGCCAACGCCGATCGGGTGAGGATGCGCGAGGCGATTCCGCGCTGCTGGGCTTGGTGGTCGGCGCGCACCTGCGCGGCGTACTCACGCAGGATGGCCTCGATGTCTTCGCGGGGGATGTGCATGGGCTAGGTCCTTCCTGCGGCTTTGGCGCGGCCCGAGGCGATGGCCTGGCTGATCTCGCGTTCGGTGCGCTGCTGGGCGCGGCCGATGTCTCGGATCGCGGGTTCAAGGGCGTCCAGGTCCACCAGGCCGCGTGCTTCGTCCAGGGCGAGCCGGTAGATCCTGCTGACGAAGGTGTGGTGTCGTTCGCCCTCCACGGCGAGCCTCATGTCCTCCAGAGCGCGTTCGGCGTAGGGGCGCACCGGCCCTTTGAACCCCGGGCTCGCGGGTGTGTAGGCATGGTGAGCGGTGCGGCGCCGAGTGATGGCCTGGAGGGTGTAGCCCAGCCATTCGGGAAGCGGCGCGGGGGGAAGGTCAGTGACGGGAAGGTACTCCGCCCCGTTGACCTGAGAGCCGGGGCCGAGGACGTACCCGCCATCTCCCCGGACGTCGATCAGCGGCGCGATGAGCCCGGCCGAGTTACGGACTTGGAAGGCGGTGGGCGCCTGGAAGTAGAAGTGCATCCCGCCGGATGGGGTCACCACGACCATGGTGGACAGCAGCGCCGACAAGCCGCTCACCTCGCCCACCTGTTCCATCAGATGGGCGTAGGCGTCAGTGCCGTCCCAGAGTGATCCGGCGATGTCAGCCCAGTCACTTGGCCACTGCCATCCCTTCTTCGGTTTGTCGCAGTCGATGACGACGAGCCCACTCGCCCCACAGGCGACACCGATGTTGTGGGTGGGGTGAGCGCGCCAGTGCGCGATGATCGCGGCTTCGTCCTGAACGGCGTCGTGAACGCCTCGCGCGGTGGCGGGCGCCTTCTCGTCGGTGCGGCACGGGAAGACGCGGAACCCCGCACGGACCAGAGCCAGCGCCCAACGCTGTTGTGAGGTGGCCACCTTCAACGCCTCCCTGAGATGAAGGTGGGGGTCCTGACGCGCCCCCCAGAGCGCCAGGACCCCCGGACAGGTGGTCTAGAAGGGGAACTCGTCCTCAGCCGAGGGCGAGGGCGCCTGGAAGGGGCGCGGGGCCGAAGGCGGAGGTGGCTGGTAGGCGGTCGGCTGGGACGGCGGCGCGGTCGGCGGAGCGGACGCCGACCGCGAAGCCAGGTAGCCGCGCGCCGTTTGACGATCTGCCTCGGTGGGTTCCATCAGGCGCCATGGAGGGCTCTGTCCCTGCTTGGCCTCGCCCTGTCCCATGCGTCCGAGAACCATTTCCACGCCGGTGTCCAGAGCTTGTCGGAGCTGACCGACGACCTGTCGGCCGAACAGGATGGCTTCCTCATGGACCATCCCGGGCGTCGGTCCGTCCAAGACGGCGATGCGGCATCGGATGGCATCGGTGGGTCCGTGACGCGTGGGGTAGTCGCGCTCGTGCAGCAGCGGACGGATCAGCAGCAGCCGGCCGAGGAAGTCACCGGTCTTGACGCCCGAGGACGTGGGCTCGGGCGGCGACGCGAACGGGTCGGTGGTCATGTGTGGTTCCCTTCCGTGAGTCAGCGCCAGGACGGGAGACGGTTCGTCCCGCGTCGGCGCTGGTTGTACAGGTCCACGAGCGCAGCGGCTACGGAGACGGAGGTGCTTCCTCGGTGTTGGAAACGGCGTCCACGAGCGTCACCGACCAACCCGCGCGGTCCTCCGGGGAAGGAGGCCAGCCGCGTCGCGAGGTCATCGAGAGCGACGTCGTGGTGGCGATCCAGGAACAACCCGAGCCCGTTGAGGACGTAGACGTTGACCGCATCGGGCTGGTGTCCCCACGCGGCAGTGACCACGCCGAGCACGTTCGACAGGGTGTCGCGCCCTTCGCCGTCGCCGTAGATCTTGAACAGCGCGCTCACCGCCTGGATGCGGCGATTGGCCTGGCGGCCGTCCACCTCCCACCCGTGTTCCTGGGCGATGGCGAGAATGCCCTTGGCAACCGGTTCGCCCTCGGTCAGCCTCGCCAAGAACTTCTGCATGGGGGTGACCTTCCTGGCGCTGTTCAAGCCGCGGAACAGAGCCGCCTCGGTCGCCAGCGACAGTCCCTCATGGACGACGCACAGCACGGGGAAGTCCTCGCCTCGGACGTCCTTCGCGAGCGCGGCACGGTGTTGACCGTCCAGGATGACGGTGGTGCCATCGGCGCGGCGGGAGACCACGAGAGCACCCATCGCGTCGGCGTTGAACCTGTCCATGCGTGCGTTGACCCACTTCTCGTCCACCGGTCTCGTATTGACCCGGGGGTCGGTGGACAGGTCGCCGACTCTGATCAGGCGGGTGTTCTCTGCGGGTTCGGGGCCGTTGGTGCTCATGGTTTGGCGTGCTCCTTCATGCGTGACTGGAGGGCGCGCAGCCCGGACAGGGCGCGCGTCACGGAGGGGGTCCACTGTCGGGCCTGCTCTGGGGTCAGGACCGTGGCGAGGTCGTCATGCTGAGACAGGGCGGTCGCGGCTGCGGTGATCTCGGCCAGCGTGGAGACGAACCGGGCGGCCTGCTGAGTCGAAGGGGCGGTCTGCTCCTCAGGCGAGGGCGAGGGGGCGATAGCAGGACCGTGGTCGGTGTCGTCGGCGCGCTGGTGCTGGTTCAGCCACGCCACGTCTCGGGCGATGGTGTGCTTCCCTGCGCGCAGCGCGCGGGCGATCGCCCGATGGCTGTGGCGATGGCGCGTCAGGTACGCGACGAGTTCCCGTCTGGTTTGCACCGGCAAGGCGCGGCGGTCGTTGTTCAGGCGCTTGCGGAGCTTGTCCGGATCGGTGTCGGCCTGGTGGACCCAGGTGGGATAGCTGACGCCCAGGGCGTCGGCGATGCGGGCACGGTGGCGCCCCTCGAAGGGGACACCGTCAGCCGACACGCACACGGGCACCAGCACTCCGAACTCAGCGATCGAGTCGCGCAGGGCGTCCTCGGCTTCGGGCGGAAGGGTCTCCGGGGGGTCTTGGTTCACTGCTGTTCCTTCACCATCGGCCCAGGGCAAGCCACGGACAGATCGGTCGCGTCAGGTCGGTAGAAGTCGCACCACGGGCACAACCGGCTTGGCGTCGCCGTGGCTTCGGCCGGTGGCGTCTGCGCCAGGACGTCAGCGCGAGCCAACGCACCCTCGGCGACGGCTGGGGTCACCTCAGCCGCCCACACGTGAAGGTCGGACAGATGTCCGTCCACGGGCAGGTACACCAGAGCCGCACGAGCGGGGTCCTCTCCCGCCTCGGCAAGTCCGGCCGCGTACACCTGCGTCTGGATGACGTGGTTGGCGGGTGGTCCGTGCTGGCGTATGCTGCGCAACTTGCTGAGCTTGAGCGTCTTCCAGTCGATGACGAGCCTGCGGCGTCGGTCGTACAGGTCGCACGTGCCGGACACGCCCTGGTAGGCGACGGCGTGCTCGACCAGGTAGCGCCCCGTGCCCGCGTCCAGCGCCTGGAACAGCTCTGCGAGCCACGCGTGAACGGCCTTGCCAACGATCGCCGCCCACGGGTCGGCGTTGACGTTGCTCGGCGCGGTCCCAGCGATGGTGTGAGCAAGCTGTCGATCGCACGCGGTGCCCAGGCTGGAAGGTCCGGCCGCGCGCTGCAACGATCTCGGAGAGCGCGCTGCGTACGACCAGATCAGCTCTTCCAGCCACTCACCAACGCCGGGAGTGGGCTCTCCGGTTGCCAGAGCAGCGAGCCCTTCGGGCACGGTGGTGATCTGGGAGGGAGTGGTGAACGGGTCCTCAGTCATCGGGAGGGACCTCCGCACCCAGGTAGTCCAGCAAAAGGTCGGTGAACGTTCCGCCGTCGAGCACGACGTACCAGCGGTCCGGGTTGGAGGTGCCGCGTCGCTTGATCCACGCCGCGTACACCTCGGCGTCGGCGTGTGTGGCCTGGACACGAGCGGAGTCCAACGCTCCGGCTAGGTCGATGCGCTTGGTGTTCTTGACCTGGATGGCCACCTTGGGCAGTCCACGGATGTCCCCCATGTCTGCGCCGCCCTTGAGCGGATGGCGGTCGATCTGTGCGGCGATCTCCGGAAGCCATGGGGACAACCGGTCGCGCAGGTAGTTCACGACGGCGGTCTCCGCTCGGGTGCCCTTGTCGCGAGCGGCGCTCATGGAGCCTCCTCTCCGAGTTCGACCGTGAAGCGCGTGCGCAGGTGCGTCTCAGTGACCGTGGCCGCGACATCAGGCCAGGAGTCGCGCAACTCGGTGAGGTTGACGCGCTCCTCGGTGTAGGCCGTGATCCGCGCGACGGGGCGCCCTCGGTACGTGGCGGTACGGGCTCCGGGCTCAGCGAGGTCGCCCAGGACCTCGCGCACTCGCTGCTCGGCTTCCTGGTAGCGGGTCTTCGCGGCGGCGAGTGCCGCCCTCGCCACGCCCAGCTCAGCGACCAGATCCATGCCTGCCGGATGTGCCTCCAATGGCACGGTGGCGGGGCTCACCACATCACCGTCTGCACGCCGAACGGCCTACCGGCGAGGTGCGCGAGGATCATGGCGGACGCAGCGAGCTTCTGGTCTTTGCGCGCCTGGTTGATGAGGGCGTGGAAGGCGGCCTGGTTGCTGTTCAGGCGCGCCTCGATCATGCCCAGTGACCACATCAGCTCATAGGGCATCTCGTCAGCCCCGATCATGTTTCCGTCGGCGTCGGCGGCCAGTGCCGTGACCGAAGTGCAGCAGACCCCCTCCGGCTTGGGGACGGGCTTGGTGACCTCGTCCGTCAGCTTCTCCAGGGCGAGAACCAGCCCCTCATCGCCGTCGAGGAGGTGGATCATCAGCATCGCGGCCTGGACTGCGGCAGAGTTTTGGTCGCGTGCTGCGGACAGCAGGGTCTCGGCGTACAGGTCGTTTCCGAGGGGCAT